AAAAATCGAACGTTAAACTGCACGGATGATCGGCCCCATAAGTGCCGGTGCCTACATAGGAGCCGGTGGCGATCTGGACGGCGCCGGCCTGCTTCAGCGCGGCCAGCAGGGCCTCCAGCGAGCTCTGCCCGGTGCCGCCCTTATTGACGGGCAGAATCCCGGTAAGAGAATCCAACGCGTGGCTGTGAGACGCCGCAGCCGCCCCCACGTCCGCGGCTGAGAGGGTGATATCCGAGGACAGGGCTTTTTTGTTGATCGTCCGTGTGAGCGGGACATACAGCTTGCCCAGCAGCTCTTTGACCTTGCTCCAGAGCACCCGCTTTCCGGCGTTTTCCGCCGCGCTGTCCGTAATGACGATCCCATCCGCGTCCGCCAGGGAATCCTTGGTGTCAAATCCCGCCATTGCGGTTGAGACGTCCATTTCCGGCAGCTGCTCCGGGAGGACTTTGCCGTCTTCTCCCAGATCAGCCTTTTTCGGGTGCGCGTCTTTGGACTCATTGTGCTGGCGGATCATCTCCTGGACATCCTCGGCACTCAAATAGAGAGGATTACCGGATGCTACAAAGGTGATCTGCTCCGTCTGCTCCACGCGGATCAGGAGCTTGAGACGTTCATAGATCACCACGCCACCCGCCTGGGTATCCAAGTACTCGCACTCCTGACCGGCATTGTCATAGAGGTAAACGCCTTCCTCCTGTGTGTCAGGGTCCTGCGCCATCAAAGCGAGTTCCCGATAGAGGAAGCCCTCCTCAAGCTGGCTGTTGTCCAGCGTGACGACCACGGCACACTGTTTCGCGTCATCCGTAGTCAGGATACCGTCGATCAGCATGGAGTGCCGCTCGTTGACAAGCTCTGTGCGGTTAATCATGGAGCCGTTGCCCAGCAGGCCGTCTCCGATAGCTACACGGGTAAAATGGATGCCCTTGCCTTGGTGCCGCTTGGTCTCAATCGTCTGGCCGAAAGTCGTGAGCTTCAGTTTAGTGAATGCCATATCTCTTACTCCTGTTCAATCGTCATCTGCCTGCCCCGCTCTATGGCTGCCGCCAAGTAGAGAGGGGCTTCATACCGCTGTTCTTTGGCAAGGTGCAGGAGGGTCCGCGCTGGCTTGATCTTGTTCAACTCTTGCAGGAGGAGTGTCCGGTCATCCAGCACGATATTCCCTCCGATAAACCAAACAGTGGCCTCCGCCCAGTGATCCGGCTTTTCCCCCGGTTCAATGTTGACTTCGTCATATCCGAATGCCTGGGCCAGATAGCGGATGCCGCTGTTCAGCCCAGCCATCTCTGAGATTGCTCCCTTCATGGCAAGGCGACGGCGGTAGTTGTCCACCGTCTCCCCCTGCAGGCGGAGCATATCCCGGTCCGCACCATGGACTGGAAGCATCGCGTCCGAGCAGGTGAGCACAGATGCCTCTTCCCGGACCTGCAGCAGCGCCTCCTTGCACTGGTCAAAGGACCGGCCCATCACCTTGAAGAAGATGTAAAACTGATTTAGAGACTGACGGCCCCGCCGCAAAGGGCTGAAGAGCAGCGTGTACATATACTCTCCAAAGGTTTTGAACATGTCAAACGCCCTCCACCGTGACCGTGATCTTCCCAGCCATGATGACTTTCTCTTCTGTCAAAAAGACATCCTCCGCAGGAGTGGTCACGGTCACGTTTCTCACCGTGGAGATGTCGCTCTTGATTTTGTGGATGATGTCTGCGTGGGTCAGCTCATTGAGGGAATCGCCACGGTTGCGCAGCTTCAGCAGATCCGTGATCGACGCCTGCACACGCTCCGCAAGACCATCCTGATTAAGAGAGCTGGCGACCGTGACAGTGACCGCTACATCCTGATCGACGATCTCCGCACTCTTGACCAGGACATCCGTATCAGGCTCCCGGATCTCCTCGCAGACCTCCCGGCACTTCTCCAGAAGGTCCTCGGTGGCCGTCCCGGCTTCGGAGGTTATAATGATATCCACGGTGCCCTGTCCTCTCGGGTGCTGATCTTTAACGGTGACATAGAGGACGCCGGCGATGGCGGAGCAGACGTTGATGTAGGTGTCCCGCAACGGCACAAGAGCCAGCTCGGACCAGGAGCGGAGCGTGCGCTCTCTGGCACTCTCATCGTCCTCCGTGTCGCTGCCTTCCCGGGTGATCCAGCCGGAGCCATTGGTTATAGACACATCGCCCAGATAGGTGAGTGTCCTGGTGATCTGCCCAGCCGGAACATTATAGCGGGCGCCCTCCGCCTCGGCCTCCACCGGGATATCCACGGATGAGGCCCCTTTCTGGAGGGTGGTCTCCTGCAGGGCCACAAAGCGCAGCTCATCGCCGTTGATATCCTTAATGCTCTTGAAGATATGGCCCTTTGGAATTTTGACCGCCTCTCCGTCCGAGGCCGTTCTGGAGACCGTGACCACGCCCTGCGTCTTCTGTGCCAGCTTGCGGGTTTTGGAGTAGTCGGACATCTTCAGGTCCAGCCAGGCGCCGGATGCGTGGCTCACGAACATCTGGTTCAATACCGTCCGGCAGAGTTCCAGGAGTTCGATCTGGATGCGCAGGACGATCATGAGGAGCGTGTGGAAGACGCCGCCGGAATGGAAGTTTGTGATGGCGAAGCCGGCGTCAGACAGCTCCTGGATCCGTTGATCCTTCAGCTCCGTCAGATCCGGAACAGGGATCACCTGATCTAAAATCTTTTCATCAATCAATGACAGTCACCTCCAGATTGACCGGGTCGATGATAATGTGCAGACTGTAGGACGCCTCCGTGTCCGCGGCCTGGAAAGAGCCGTAAATATGAAAAGCGTCCTTTATAAGCCCCACTTGGACCTGTACGCTGTCCGGAATGATTTCCTCCCGTTTGAGCAGGCCGCTCCTGACCCGCTGCGTGATCTCCAACCGGGTGATCTCATCATCTTCAGACTGCAGGAAGTCGTAAAGGCTCCAGCCGAAGTCCTCGTCATAAAACAGCTCGCCCTTCTGCGTCTGCGCCTCCAGGATGATGGATTGCAGGAAGCAGTCCATGCCGGAGCAGAGAGGGGCGCCGCCATCCGCTGCCTGGGTGAGCTGTCCATCCTCATCCAACCGGATGTCCGTGTCGTACAGACCAGTCACAGGACCACCTCCCCGATGATGACCGGCGTAAGATCTCCGAAGGGGAGCGCGATGGCCGCCAGTGCCCCGGCCTGGAGCTGTATTCTGGAGCGAACGCCGGGCAGGGCCGGGAAGCTGCTGTCCTCGCTGCCGAAGCGGTCCACCACCGTCAGGGTGTACTCCTGCCAGCGGCCTACAATATGCCCCCGATAGCTGGTGCCGCCCTCATCGTTGTGGATATCCAGCTCCTCCGCCTCGTAGGTATCCGAAAGGGTCTTCACGGCGGATACACGAGCCAGGAGGATGGCGGGCGACGTCAGATAGGGATAGTCCCGCTTGAGGATGTCCCCGACCACAGCCTTGACAAACCGCTCCAACTGCTTTCCCATGGCGGATCCCTCCTTCAGAAGTAAATATGGGTCCGGATGAAGCCCTCATCGTTGGTGAGGTGCCGGACCCGGATCACCTCCACCTCGCCCGAGATACTGGGATGGCTGACCTGGACGCGGTGGGAGTGACGGACAAAGGGCGCGGACACCGTTTCGAGGTCCCAGAGGCTGCCGCGCCGGGCGAGGCTCAGGATATTTCGCCCTGCCTCAAAGGTGTAGATCATGGATTGCTCCGGCTGCCTGCCCCAATAAAAAATGCCGCCGGAGAAGAAGTACGGGACTTGAAGACCCCAAGCGGCCGCCACGGCATCCAGCGCCTGTACGCCGCTCTGCTTTCGGATGGAGAGGCGCTTCCGTGCCGGATAGACCATGGACGTCAGCTTCAGCTCCGCAAGGCCCGCCTGGGCCAGGATGTACCGGACCACTTCCTGGGGCGTCGTATCTAAAAAGGTCTCGTTTACAGTGATGTCCTCCAACAGCAGCATGGGGTCCCTCAGCACGATCTCGTTGGCACTGGAGCCAGTGCTGTACGGCTTGGCGACATAGCCGGTGAAGACCTCATCGAAGGCGCCGCCGTAGCCCAACAGGATCGTGGCCGGCTCCAGGCGGGAGATGCTGATCTCCGGCTTGAAGCGGTCTGTGAAGCGGATCTTCGCCCAGTCCATGCGGGAGTCCCTGGCGGAGGAGACCTCAATCTCAATGCCCTGCTGGAAGGTGTAGCCCCCGGCCTGAGCGGTGATCCGCGGATAGAACAGTTCCAACGTCTCCATGTACTACTTCCTTTTCAGCTTTGACAGGACTTTGGCCGTATCCGCGTCATCCACGGCAGGGGACTTGCCCCGCTTCTTCTGCAGCGCCGGCGTGATCTTCCCCGGCGCCGCGCCCCGGTCGGAGCTGAGATAGCTGGAGTAACTGCTGTCCAATGTCCCAGCCGAGCCGCTGCCGGAGCTGCCGCTCTTCTTGCCGGACGAAGTGCCGGAGGATTTTACGGCCTGGATGGTCTGTGGGATATACTCCCACAGCTCCAGGGTCACGGAGAAATAGCTCTTCTTCTGTTCGGCCTTGTGGTTGAGAGATTTGAACAGGACCTTGTCGATACCGTGGGCGGCCGCGTCCTCACACACGATAGGGATCGGCTGCGGCACACCCTGACCCTCTTTGCGGAACACCGCCCGGAGCGTCTCCAGGCGCTGATACTTGGTCTGCGTGTCGGTATCGTCCACCACCAGCTCAATGTTGATTTTGGCATCCTCGTAGCCGGTGGCTTGCTTGGGCTTGGCGGAGCTGCCCTCCACCTCCTGCTCGTCGATCTGCGCCGACTCCTTGACCTCGATGCTTTTGACAAGGCCAGGGAGGACGACTCCGTTCAGCTTGATGGTATTGTCTTCCACAAAGATCATGAGAGCCGTCCCCCTTCCTTACGCCAGCGCGAAGTCGGTCTCCGGATCATCATCCGGATCCTCGCCGCTGTTGATTTTGTCTTCCAGTTCGCCCACGATCTCCAGCAGGTCCTGAAGCTGCTTGATCTTCTTGACATCCACCTGCAGCACCAGCTTCTTGACGATAAAGACTTTGCCATCCCTTCCGGCGGAGCCGCTGCCGTCTCCAGCGTCTGCTTCCTCGCCTGTACCGCCGCCCAGGCGGACCGGCTTGGGAGCATCCTGCTGGAGGCTGACCCTGGCTCCCTCCAGGCCCTTGGTGATCGCGTTGGCTGGAGCATCCTCCGCCAGGGTCACACCCTCGGCGAAGGTGGTCATGGTCTTTTTGCCGCTCAGAGTCAGGGTGCTCAGGGGGCCCTCCTTGGCATCGGAGTGGGGGAACAGGTTGCTGATCTTCCCAAAGATGCCCTTGACCGCGTTGATGGGCGCCATCGCCACGGACTTGATACCGTCGACGAAGGTGGTCACGAGCCGCCGTCCGGCTTCGCCGAACCATGCGATCTTCTCGCCGATCCAGTCCATGATAGACTGAAAGCCCTGCTTCAGCCACTCAAGTCCTGCCGTGATTTTGGAGCAGGCGGTGTCCCAGGCGTTCTGCAGGAACGCGGTTACGCTGTCCCAGTTCTGCCAGAGCAGGATGAGGGCGGCGATCAGTGCAACGATACCAACGACAACCCATGTGATGGGATTTGCCAGCAGCGCCGCTGTGAAGGACCACACAGAGGCGATCAACCCGGGCATGGCGGTTACGGCGGTCACAACCGCCTGCCTCGCCATGCTGACCAGACCGAGCGCCATGTTCTTCAGGGCCGTCACGCCGGAGATCACAGCCGTCTTTGCCATGCCGGCGATCCGCAGCGTCACGTTTTTGACCGCGGTGACGGCGGTGCTTCCCGCTGTTCGGATCCTGTTAAAACCGTTTCGGATCGCGTCGCCCGCTTCCATGCCGTACAGGGCTATGGTCTCAAACAGGTCCGGCAATCCCCGGATGACGCCGATGAAGCCTTTGACCAGTCCGGCGGTCTTGGTGAAAACGATCCCCACGCCGCCGACTACGGCGATGCAGGTGCCCGCCACAGCCAGGAAGCCGCCCAGGGTCAGGGCCGCAAGCAGGATGATCCGGACAAGGTTCTGGTGGTTCTCTACCCACTCCGCGCCCTTTTGGATGACGCCGGCAGCGCCTTCCATCAGGTCGTTGACCACAGGGAGCAGTGTGCTTCCCGCCGCTTCGGCGACGTTGTGGAGCTGCTGCTGGAGCCGTTCAAATTTCTCCGGCTCTGTCTCGTTCATGGCGGACGCCATTTCTGAGGCCACAGCTGTGCCCTGCCCCATGGCGTCGTACAAGCTCAAAACATTGTCCTGCAGCTCTCCGGTCTTACTGTACAGCAGATCAATGAGATCTACGGCCTCATCGGTGCCGAATGCCGTGGCGATCTCCTGCTTCTCGATGGCGTCGATGGTGTCGCCATACTTTCCACGCAGCAGATCCAGGATCTCCGGCAGGCTCTTGATCTGGTTGTTGGCGTCCACGAACGCCAGCCCCAGTTCTTCGCCGCCCTTCGCCGCAGACTGGATGAAGGCCGCGTATTTGGTGCCGGCTTCCGAACCGCTCATGGTGGCCTGAAGCATCCCCAGGACAGACAGCTGCTCTTCCAGCGGGACTTTTGCGTTAGTAGCCGAAGCGCCCAGACTCTCAATGGCCGCAGCCATTTCCGATCCGGTCGTTTTGAACTGCTGGACGGATTTGGAGATCCCGGCTGAGAACATCTCTCCGAACTCCAGATCCGTCAGATCGTCGTAGAAGCCCTTGTAAATGCCGTAGCCTGTGGCAAACAGGCTCGTCATCTCGCCGACTGTGGATTTGGTGGCCTTGCCTGTCAGGGCGGCCAGGGTGGTGAAATCGGCCACGCCCTCGTCTGTCAGAGAGGCGATGCCGCTCTTGATGTCGTAGGAGGCGGAAATGAAATCCGCCTTGGATGTTCCGGCCCACTGGTCGGAGAAGCTGCGGGCCGCGTCCTCCACGGCCTCCAGATCCTTGACGCCCAGGGATGCCAGTTCACCCAGGGCGCGGCGTGTCTCGAAGGTGGCCTCCACAGGAGCCAGCGCGGCCCCCGCGATGGAGGAGCCCAGCTCCGTCATGACCGCGCCGGTCTTGACCATGCCCCCGAACGCGCTTTCCAGCTTTTGCAGCCTGGATACACCGCCGTTGACGCTGCTGCTGATCCGGCCGATGGGGCCGGTGATGTTGTCCACCATATTCATGATGAGGGACAACCTGAATACACTTTCGAGGCTCATGGGCTGCGCACACCTCCGCTCTGGCGAGCGGTATGGGGCGGCCCTGTACCCCGCTCATTTGCTTTCACGTGTCTGCCTCGCCTCCCGGTCATTCACCGCCGAATACCTCGGAGATCGCGCGGGCGATGATGTTCTTTTCCAGTTCCTGAACATAACGGGCCTTCGCTATGCAGCCCAGGAACTCGCCGATCTCCGCCTTCTCCGGGTCAAAGCCCTCTAAGAGAGGAGGAGGCAAGAAGCGGTAGATCTCCAAAAGCCCAGCTTCCACCAGACTGCTTCTTACCTCCTCGGCCCGCTCTCTTAGAGCTTTTTCAAATTTACTGCGTTGGTCAGGCCCAGGATCTCCGTGAGCTTGCCCGCGATGGTCAGGGCCACGCCGGGATATTCCTCCATCTCGGAGGTCAGGCGGTCCTTGTCCTCGTCCACCACGCAGTCCAGCAGGAAGGTCTTGCTTGCTCGGGTCATGCCGAACTGCTGCACGCCCTTCAGGTAGCGGTCATAAGAGGGGACGCTGGGCCGCTTGAAGTAGTAGCCGAACTCCAGCGCGTCGCTGTCTTCGTCCTCCCGGACAGAGCAGGAGACACGGAACACCTTTCCGTATTTGGCCTTGAGGGTGTCCTTTTCACTCTGGGGCACGGCGGCCGCCGCGTCCGTTTTCTTGATGTCTTCCATGAAAAATTCCTCCGTATTTCTCAAATAACTTGTCCCTTAAACAGGCTCCACGCCGTCCTGAACGACGCCGCCGTAGATGGCGAGATCCAGGCTCACCTTGACGCTCTTGTCTCCCTGGGTGACGCTGTTGGAGCGTTTGGAGATCTGGACCATCTTCAGCTCGTCGACCACCGTCTTCTCGCCCTCCATGGCGTAGCTGACCACGACGGAGGGAAACTGGAGCTTGAAGAAACTGACACCCTTGGCCTTGCAATAGGCCAGCAGCTTGTGATAGTCGTCGCGGAGCAGGGAAATTTTTCCGGTGCTGGAATAGTTGCCGGTGCCGAAGCCCCGGGGCTTGTTGCCCCTGCCGTAGACGGCCTCCTGATCCAATTCATCGTCATAGCTGATCTCCTGGACTTCGATGTCCAGGCCCGGGACCTTGAAGTCCACATCAGCCCAGTCGTAGACTTTACCATTGACTGTCATGCCGCATATCCTCCCTTCCGCTTAATCGCTGACATTGGTACGCCCGACCTCGATCTCGATCTCCCGGATGTATCCCCGGGACAGATAGAGGATACGGACGCGGAGGAGCCCGGTCTCCAGGAACGACTCCGCCTGCCCCTCGGGGATCGTGACCTCCGCCCTGCTGATCTCCTTCGCGGCCACCATTCTGTCCAGAGGCGCCGCCAGGAACTTCGCCCGGGCCTGTGTCTCACCGTCAAAGTCGGTCATGTCGATATCGTCATTGAGCAGGAGCAGAGCCTCCTTTCGGACTTCCCGGATGACTTTGTTCTTCACCCGGATGTCCTCCGCATACTGGAAGTCGCTCTTCTCCGGGCTGAGGACCTTGGCATGGTAGGCGAAGAAGTCCTCCAGACCCGCGTAGCTCCGGAAGGTAAGGAAGCCCGCCTCGTCCAGCATCTTGATGATGGAGTCGTCCAGGCCAGCGGGGAGCAGCTCCTCCAGTGTATCCGGCGAGATGCCGAAGCCGGCCTCGGGCCGGGTCTTGCCGATGCTCTCCGCCACGCCCGCCTTGGCGTACAGGCCGGAAACGATGCCCGCGAGGTTGACGATCTGAACGCTGCCGTCCAGCCGTACCAGACGGCCCCATGCGGTGCAGACCTGGATGTCGGTATTCTTAACCTTGCCGCGGGCATTCTCCAGGCCCAGCGCCCAGTCGGTGAGATCTCCGGTGGGGTAGGCGGCCTCCATGAGGATGAAGAGGGGCTTGTGGTACTCCGTGGCAAGCTCATTGCGGACCTCGCCCATGGCTTCCCACAGATCCAGATCGCTCCCGCCCACCACATGCAGCCACTCGAACTCCTCCGGGAAGTCTTTAATCTTGCGGGCTGCTGCCAGGGCGTCGCCCTTCGTCATGGCCGGGGCCGTGGTGCTGAAGCTCCACATATCGCCCACCTGGAAGGAGCTGTCCGCCTCCTCCAATGCCGCCGCAAAGGTGATGGAGAGTCCGGTCCCGGGCAGGTCATATTTGCCCGCCACAGGCACGGTGATCTCGTCGCTGAAATTGTTGCCGCCGTCGATGGAATAGGCGAAGGCCGCGGTGTTGAGGGTGCCCTGGGCGGTGATCTTCACCACCACCGCAAAGGCGTTATAGGGGCTGCCGGACGCCGTGAGTGTGCCGCCGCCCTTGCCCTCTTTCTCCACCTCCCCGACGGTGCCCGCTGTAGAGGCAGCCACAGGAAGGCAGTACACCCGGGCGGCGCCAAACTGGACGGAATCCATGACGGAGTCGGCCAGAGGGGAGCGCCCCAGGCGCTCCTTGATGGTATCGGCGGTCATGTCGCCGGTGATGATAATGAGCTTGTCGCTGACGATAGGGGAGGGGCCGATGCGGACGCTGATCCCGGAGCCGGACCTTCCGGAGAAGCCGAGCTGCCCATCCAGGACGGTCTCCCTGACATCTCTGAGCACTGCCATCCCTCACGCCTCCTTTCGGCCCCCGGTCATGGGTGCCTTTTGATATGCCTCGACCGCAGCCAGGAAATCCGCCGCGGTCATCTGCCGCCCTCTGCGCCAGCCGTTGGCGGAGCATACGCCCACAAATACGGGGCGGCTCACGCCATAGCGGGCCCGGAGCGTCTCAATATCCTCCAGAGACGCCGCGTCGAGCGCGGCGTCCTGGAGCCTGTTGTTCTTAATTGCCATTTGCAGGCTCCTTTCCATTGTTCTTCCCGATGTCCTCCAGCCGGTAGTCCCGGGATCTGTGGAGGTCGATGTCCCGGTAGACGCCGCCCCGGAAGGTGATGTTCACCGTCACGGCGATCTCCGCCTTCAGCGGATGGTCTTCCTCGGTGGACCACTCTACGCTCTCCGCGGCCAGGGGGACGAAGTTTCCGTCCACTTCGATCCCCTGGTCCAGAGCGGCCAGGAATTTCTCCAGCATGGCCTCCACCTTGTCGTCCGTATAGTCTCCCAGCACCACCTGAAACGTCACGTTCCGGTCGAAGAGCTTTCTGCGCTTGTGCTGCGCTCCCTCTTGGTCTTGATAGATGGTTTTGGAGCCGTTTCGCGCGATCATCTCCGTACCGGGCAGGACCGCTCCCACATGGCTTTCCATGGACCGGGAGAGGGACTTCATGGTCGTGTATGGCTTTGTTTTGAGTCCGGCCTCCTTGAGCTTTCCTACAAGGTATGCCTTCGCCTGTGTGTACAACATGCGCTATTCCCCCTGCCGGCGGATGAAGTCCTCCACCGTCTCCTGCAGCTCGGTCTGGTCCTCTGCAGAAAGGCCGAGGAAGGGGCGGGCGGGGATCGTCACCTTGACCTTCTTCCGAGTGACCCAGCGGCCGTCGACTTTGAAGCGGAGGTATTTCTTGTTTTTTGCCTTGATGACCCGGTTTTTGACTCCGTACTGGTGGGTGGAGGCGTGCTTGACGTTGGTGCCCACGGCGAAGCCGGTGGCGTCGGATCTGACCTGAATGCTGTTGCGCAGCTGTCCGGAGTCCACCAGTGTCCTGCCGCCCTCGGCAAGTGCCCGTTTGGATGTGGGCCAGCGTCTGCCGTCCGGCCCCTTGCCCGTCCGGAAACGCTCCAGAGTGGACGTCCGGACGCCCTGGCCCAGGGCCGCGTTGAGGCTCTTCCGGTCCATCTCCGCGAGGCCCCGGATCTTGTTCAGGGCCGCCCGGGTGTCGCCCTCCAGCCGGATATTTACCATGAGTCACATCCCCTTCATCGTATCCCGGCTGAAGAGCCGGCGGTTAGAGTGCATAGAGAATCCTGCGGCCGCTGCTGCCTGGGGATCGCTGGCCTCGGTTCCAAGGCTGACTTTGCCCTCCGCGACCAGCGTGAGGAACTTGATGGCGGCGTTGTAGCGGGTGAGATAGTTGCCCTCCCGTCCCTCTTCGTCCAGTCCGGCGCGGGACATGAGGTTATAGAGCGCGATGTCCTTGGAAAACTTGTTGATGACCTTCGGGACCGGGGCGAGGGGGACGGCGTACCTCTTGGCAAGGTAGCCGTCGATCTCCCCGTCCGCATCCGCGATGGCTTCGTCGATGAGCGGGCCGATCCTAGCCTCCCGCTCTTCCGGGTCTTCAATGAAGTCTGTATCTGTGAGGATTTGGCTCACAGCATCCTCTTTCAGCATGGCCCGGACCTCGTCACGGGTGCAGTAACTCATGCCGGTCAATCGCCGGCGGTCCCGTCGCTGCCGTAAGCCATCTGCCAGAAGCCGAAGCCCGCGTTCCCCCGGGAGTCCGCACCGTAGATGAAGGTCTTGCTCATGAATACATTGTCGTCGGTCTCGTTGGTCTTGCTCACGAACTTGACCTTCTTGCGCTGCTGGTAGATCAGAGGCTTGATCGGGAGGGTGGTACACAGCAGGAACCAGGCGGTGTCGCTGCCGGCCAGCTGCGGCACCACCAGGGGCTTCGCGGTGCCCTTCATGGTGTTGCGGGTGCCGTTGATGAAGTCGGCCTCGGTGATGTCCAGCGCGGCTTTCTCCAGGGCGGGCGGGACCACCAGCCTGTTCGGGATCAGAGCCAGAGGCTCGCCCTTGCTGTTGGTCAGGCTCATCATGCCGGCGCGGGCGGCCACATAGGCGTCCAGGCTCAGCTTCGCGGTCCCCTTGTTGGATACCTTGCTCTCGCCGATCATGTGCTCGCTGGAGAAAAACGCCTTGCCATCAAAGCACTTTTCATTGAAGCCTTTCTTCAGAAGGCTGAAGACCAGCTTGTCCGGGTGCATGGCAGCGGACTGGCCCAGCATCTCGATGGAGGGGTTAAACAGGCCGATTTTGTCATCCTCAATGGCGTTGCGGTCGATGCCGATGGTCAGCTCGAAATCCTTGTTCTTGATGGTATAGTCCGACGCGCTGAGGTTCTGGACCTCACGGTCGCCGATCCATTCCCTCATGCCGGGGATGTCGCCGAGCCACGCATAGGTCTCCGCATCCGTGGTGGAGGGGGTGACAGTAGCCACCTCGGTATACAGGGGGGTTACAGTGGTCAATGCCCTGTTGAACAGGGTGTTGAAGCCCACATAAATGCCCCGCAGGTTCTGGGGATTTACAATCATGGTTTTTGTCCTCCTTTTTTAGGCTTCGGCGGCGATAGTCTGAATGCCGCGTCCAATCTCCACGGCGACGCCTGCGTCGTCCACCCGGATCACCAGTCCGGCCACGCTTGCGCCTTCGGCGGTGGCGGTGACGGTCTGATCGTCCGCGATGTAGCAGGGCTTCAGGACATGGACGGCAGTGAGCTTCCCGGAATCCGCGGCGTTGTCAAAGACGAACACACCGCGGGCGACCCGGATGGAGGCCGCACCGTCCGCTCCGGTGTTCGCCACGGTTTCCTCGGCCCGGCCGGCCGCGGTGAGCGTGGCCGCCTTGGAGCCGGGGACTGCATAGCCGCTGGCGTCCAGGGCCACGAGTGCGCCCTGGTAGATGGTGGTGCTCCCCTTGACAGGGAGGATGAGGTGACGCGCCCCGTTGCTGATCTCGGTGGTGTCCCTCGCTGCTGTGAGTGCTGCCATGGTCTTACGCCTCCTCTTTCATTCCGTACTTCTTGACGTCTTCTTCGTTGATGCCCAGCTGCTTGCACACGAGGCGGGTCGCCTCGTCCATGCCGCCCGCGGGCGTATCCGGGCCATCCGGGATGATCTGGTCCATGGGGACCACCTGCGGGGCCTTTGCCACGAAGTCCGCGAAGCCCTTCGGATCGCTCAGAGCATAGCTGACGGCCCATTTCTTCTGTGCCGGGGTGATCTTGCCCGCCTTCAGAGCCTGGGTGACCGCTTCGTCAGCGTCCCGCTGGGCGGCGGCCTTCTCCAGCTTCTCCACCTTCTCCCGCAGGTTCACGCCGTCGACGATCCCGCCTTTCAGCTCCATGATCTTCGCGGTAACGTCGCTGGTGGCCGCGCCGGACTTCAGGCCCAGCAGCTCGCAGACGGCCTTGTTCGCCACGGTCTCCTCGCTGCCCGGAGGCGGTTCCTTGCCGTCCTCCTTCAGCTTCTTCAGCTCCGCCAGCGCGGCGGTCAGCGCCTGGATGATCTGTTCCTCTGTAGCGTCCTCGGGCAGGCCCAGCAGCTTTGCCAGTTCTTTCAGGTCCATAGTGTTTTGTCCTCCTTCGTGATTGTTGTAAGTGCTGGAATTGACAATGGGGTCCATGTGGTCGATTGCGGGAGTGTTGGTGAGGGCCAGCGAGTGCAGGCCCGTCGCCTTGTTGTCCGCCTTGCGGACGGTGATGACCGGGGAGAGGTAGCGGTACTCCCGGTTCTTCAGGTACGCTGCCGCCCGGTCCGTCCACTCCACCTTTGCGACGATATGGCCGTCCTGGATGGAGAGGTCTTTGACCCAGCCGGCAGCCGGGGCCTGGACGCCGTCCAGCGTCTGGTGCTCGTAGTCCACCACCACATCCACGCCATGCCGGGCGATCTCCGCCTTCATGAGCCGCAGGCTCTCCTCATCCACGTCGAATTCGCCCTTCTGGCTGGTGACGTGTCCCAGGGGCAGGATCCGGATGACCTCTGGGACCCCCTGGACCTCCACCTCGCCCCCTTTCAGGGTGATGATCTCCATTTTTTGCGTGTCTCCTTTCCGGGGCAGAGCCCCAAGGCCGCCGTTAACGCCGTGCGCACGGCGTTAGACGCCGTTTTGCGGGGGGGCCCCGTGAAATGACCCTCCCCCCTCCGCCGGAGGGGCGTCAGCGGCCTTTTTACGCCTTTTCCCCAGGTCCGCTTTTTTCCCGCTCCCGGAATGCCTTCGCCAGGGGCTCGGGATACCCCTTCAGGTCCGGCCTCCACGGGGTCTTTGCCGGGTTGCCGGCAAACTGGGGGTCCGGCATGATGTTTACAAAGCGCCCGTCTTTCAGCATACTGGCGGAGGGAGCCTTGGTCTCCACGCGAAGGCCCAGCCGCTCCACCTGCCGCCGGCTCAGGCTCCGCACCGTACAGCGGCACTTGAAGCCGTTGGGCGGGAACCATGTATCCCAGACCGGGGAATCCGCCGGGAAGACCCTGCCATCCATGGCGAGGTGAGAGGGGCGCGTCCGGGAGTCGTTGACCGCGTCATACTGCCAGTATGGGCGCAGCTTCATGACCTCCGGGTCCGTCATTTGCTTGTAGTGGCCCACATTGTAGGCCGTCTGGATATTGGTGCGGAAGATGTTCTCCGCCTGATACGGGGTGACGCCCTCGTAGCCCTCCCGCTCCAGGAAGCCGTGCATGTTGGAGCGGAACTCCGCCAGGGTGTTTCCCTGCTCCAGAGCCGCCAGCAGCTCCTCGTAGAACCTGCGGAGGATCTGCAGCTTGGAGTAGCCGCTCACGGTGAAGGCCAGGACGCGGTAGTCATAGGCGATGGAGTAGAACACCTTCGCTGTTACGGGGATGCGCCGGCGGAAATACTCCACCGCTTCCTCAAAAGTCATGTCGCCGCCGTTCAGGACGGCTTCAATCTCGTTCATGCTCCAGTGACCTCCCCTCCAGGTCCGCCAGGGTCATGACCTTCTGCAGCAGGTCCTCCACCTCAGACACGTCCATGGAAGCATACAGCTCCGCCACGGCGTCCTCGTCCTCCAGGGTGTCCCGGAGCTGCTCCAGGCTCTCCGCCTGTTCCAGCAGCGCCAGCACCGGAGCGAACGCCTTGCGCCAGCTTTTGGCCCCGCGCTTGAGCGCCGCAGCCGTCACCCGGTCGATGTGTTCCTGGGTGCCCGGCCCGCCGCCTTTCAGCGCCACATAGCGCCGGGGCTGCGCCTTGAAGGGGAGCACCGGACCTGCTGCCTGCTGGGCGTAGCTGGGGGTGGCGATGGCCTCGCCGTCCTCCGGCTCCGGGATGCTGAACTTCTTGTAAAGGTAGGAGAGGGGGACCGGCAGGCCGGTCTTCTCCACCAATGTCCCCACCACGTTCGCCGTCTGCATGAGGTCTTCGTCCTCCTCGCAATCAAAGCGGATCCGGGGGATTCGCATTTCCTCGCCGAAATTGAAGAGGACCAGGGGACGGATGAGGTCCCGCCGGAGCGTGGCCGCCAGGGACTTGCAGTCCGCCACGGTCAGATCGTGCCGGACCTCGTTGTGGGTCTTGCTCTGGGCGTAGCTGCCGCCGCCCGAGTCCGAGGTCAGGGTCTGTCCCAGGATGGCCTTGCTGATCTGCTCGTCGCAGTAGCGGGCCAGCCGTTCGTACAGGTCCGTGCTGGAGGTCTTCTCCGTGGTCACAAACTCGATGGAGGCACCTTCCGGGATGATGCCCGCGGCGTCTGCACCCAGCTGGATCAGCGCCTGCATGAGCGCGCGCTTCTCCTCGTCGCTGCTGCCGGGCGCGTACTTGCCCAGCCGGAAGGGGAGGCCGTACACCTCCGCAAAGCTGATCCAGTCCTTGATGTCGTAGTTCTTGAACAGGTACATCCAGGCGCACACACGCAAGACGCCGGCCCGTGAGGGGTGGCCGCTGCGGGCCTTATACTTGTGAATGATGAACTTGTTTTTCGGGAGCAGGATGCCGGAGGGCGTCTCGTCCGTCCTGCAGCGGAAGGAGTCGTCCACGCCGTCCCAGAAGAAACGCTTCTGGTGGCGGTTTTTGATCTCCCGGACCACGACCCGGCCGCCGTCATATCCCCACAGGATCTCCGAGACGGCGATCCCTTTTCCGATGGCGTCCAGCAGGTCCGTCTCGATGTCCTCCATGCCTTCGATCCCGTTGAGCTGCTCCTCCACGAACTCCGCGATCTCCTTGTCCCGCGGCTCGTCGCCGAAGGCGGTGATCTCGAAGTCCAGGCCCGTGACCGCGTTCTTCCGGGTTTGGAGCTGGCTGAACAGGTGGGGGTCGTGCTCCTCCATCTCCTCGAACAGCTCCATCTGCCGCATGACGTCGCCCGTGTCGGCCTCCCGGAAGATCTCCGCCAGACGGACCGGGGTCAGCCCGTTGGATGGGTATTCGCTGTATTTGTCCTGGACCCGGGCAACTGTCAGCTCCCGCGTCTCCGGTCTGGGGAGCGGCGGGGCCTGCGCCCGGCGCTTGCTTCTGCTCATGTGACTGCCTCCTCAATGCGCCTCTGCGCGGTCTGGTAGTAGTCATCATCCAGTTCGATCCCGATAAACCGCCGCCCGGTTTTCTTGGCAGCGACCAGAGTGGAGCCGGACCCGGCGAAGGGATCGAGAATAAGATCGCCGGGCTTGGTGACGGCGGTAATAAGGTCCGCCAGTAGCGGGACCGGCTTCTCCGTTGGGTGGACCATCTGATTGGCATGGAGCTTCCGGTGAGTGATGAGGTCGTTGGGCCGGTGTCCTGGGAAGCTGAATTTTCCTTTCACTGCGAAAATGATGTTCTCATGGGTCGGGGCGAACTGCGCCTTGCAGTCTCCCATGCCATGCTCCACCTTGTTCCAGATGACCTCACTTTTGACCACGAAACCCGCTAGCCGGATTGCGTCGATAAAGACCTGCTGCACGTCCCAGCGGGTGAAGCAGACCAGCGTCCCCCGCCCGGAGCTACCGGCCTTCAGCACGCGGAAGGCGTCGTAAAGGAACCAGATGAAGGGCGCTGTGTCGTTCTTGATCCGCGCCCCGGTCTGGGAGACATAGTTGATCCCGTAGGGCGGATCCGTGATAATGGCATCCACACTTTCGGGCTCCATCTGGCGGAGAACTGTGAGACTGTCACCGTGGATAAGTTTGTTTTCGTACTGAATCAAAAGTCCTCCTTAATAGGCTCCCGCCTTGAAGTCCGCTTCCCGGTGGAGCACGGTGGTGTATTCCACCTCGCCGCCGCCCTGAATATCGAGGGCAAGCTGGAGGGCCATCTGCAGGCCGTCCGGCGCGTCGTCATTCCGGGCCATGGGATATTCCTTCATCTGCTGAAGGAGAGCCTTGTGCTTCTTGCTGAATTTGATATAGCCGTTTTTGACAAATGGCTGGAGGGAGCGGATGCGGGCATCCTTGTTCTGTGTGGAGTTGATCTCCACGATGGGGAGGTATTCCCCGGACTTGGCCGCTTTCTGCCGCATGACCTCCGCGAAGTAAGCCTGAAACTGCACCGTCTCCACGCCGAAGCGGTAGTAGGGGCGGTGGAACTCCCGCTTGAGCCTCCGGTTGGCTTCCAGCACGTCCTCGATGATCTGGTCCGGATGGCGCTGGGCCACGTCCGCGATGACCACATAGACGACGCCGGTGATCCGGTCTTTTGCCAGAGCGAAGATGCTGCTGGTGTCCGCCCGCTTGTTCTTGCCCAAACTGGGGTCGTTGGCCCCCACGAACAGAAAGCGCGGATCCGCGAAGTTGGGCGGGGTCTTTCCCTCATCGTCCCAGTAGTCGAACCACTCCTCCTGAAACGTGCAGGTGGATGGGTCGATGGGGTTGTTCTGGATCTCTGAGTTGAATGCCGCGGGGCCGATATTGACCCGTTTGCACATAAGGGCGTAGTAGTCGTTTTTCTCCTCCCACAGCACCGCCGTCCCCTCCAGCATGTCCGCCCGGTTGGCCTCAAAGAAGGCCCGGGCGGTCTGCTCATGTTCCGGATCGGCGAGGTTGGTGTACAGCTGTTCCCAGGCGTCCCACAAGTCTGTGTTCACGGCCCAGGAGAGCACGCCCTGGTACTTCACGCTCTTGTATTCCGCTTTGCGGCACACATTCGCCAGCAGGGAGTCAAAGTGCAGCAGCGTCCCGATGTAGACGATATCTGTGTAGGTGTCGCCGCACTCGCTCACAGCCTTGTCGTACCAGTTGAGGAGCTTTGTCCGCTGCTCCTTGGTGGCGACGTTCTCGTCGTTCTCAAGGTCATCGCAGACGATGAGGTCCGGCCTCCACTGCTTATGCCGCCGGCCGCGGATCTTTTTTCCTGAGCCGATGGCCTCGATCTTGGTCCCGTTGGCAAGCAGCGCAACAGAGGATTTCCAGACGTTGCCGATCAGCTCGCCGAAGTCCTCCCGCAGGGCCGCGTTTTCCTCCAATTCGTCCTTGATGTCTGTGAGGAAGCCTTCCGCCTGCTCTGAGGAGTCCGACAGAATGATGATGTAATGCTTGTAGCCGTACAGAGCCGCGTGCAGGTCATCCTTGAAGGTGAAGGTCGTGGATTTTGCGTGCCCGCGCGGGGCCTCGATTGCACGCCTGCACCCTTTGGCCCGGCTGATCTCTTTGGCGTGCTCCGTGGGGTTCATTCCCTTCATGACGCCCTGAAGCCAGATATCGTCCAGATCCGCGTGAAAGGCCGGAGCCGGTGTTGTGAAGTAATGGCCCAGGTAGGCCCGGCCGAAGTATTCCAGATCAAACGCCCCCAGCATCCGCCGGAGGCCCTTGGGTCCCGTCAGGGATGCCCCTGCCTCGTACTCCTTCAGGAGCTGTGCGCGTTTGTCCGGGAAATTGCCGGTCCGGACAACGTATTTGAGAAAAAGGGTCCGCTGCTGCTCCCGGTCTGCCAGCGCCGCGCGGTCGCTCTCATCATCCAGCTTGTCGATGAGACTGCCGAAATCAATCGCCGCCATCCGCCACCACCCTCTCTCTGGCCTTTGCCAGCACGTCCCGGAGCTGGGCGGCGAGGTCCGGATACTGCTTCACCTTCTCCAGAAGCTCTGTCTCCATCTGGTCGAAGGCCAGCTCCGCCTTCCGCTTCATTTCCTGCCGGACCCGCTGCTCGTATGTGGCGTTCCGGGCCAGGGAGGCGATGAGCCGCCCGGCCTTGTCCAGCGGCATCTCCTGGAAGTCGTCCTCCGCCGTGCTCACGCGCTGCATGAGGCCGTCCATAAGGACCATGCTCGCCGCCTTCGTATAATCGAGGTCGGGGTGCGCCTCCACCGCCTGGGCGATGACCTGGGTCCGCTGCAGGGTCTCCGCCACCCGCTGCGCCGCCTGGGTGCTGCGGATCGCGTAGCGCCCGATGGCGCTCTTGCTGATCTCATAGCCCTCCTCCTTCAGCCACGCGGAGAGCTCTTCGTAGGTGTTGGCCGTGTCGGTGAGCTTCAGGTCGAGCCGCCCCTTGATATCATCCGGGAGGCGGTCGATGGTGGAGTTCACCCGTGTCCGGCGCCGTTCTGTCTTAGACATCGACGCCCGGATCCTCGATGGTGCCCTCCACCAGATCCACGCCCTTTTTCGTCAGTTGGACGACGCCGTCCTTCCGGTAGACGTTATAGGCGTTGACGCGCTTGCCGCTGAATTCGATGTAACCGCCGTCCGCCAGATAGTCCAGATACTTGGAAATATCCGGCGAAAAGATCATCCCGTCCGCGACGAGCGCGTTGGTGAGCTGCCGTACCAGGAGCGCGTTCTGGTTGCCTCGCGCCAGGGCCCGGATGATGTAGCCCCGGATCGCCTTGTTTTTGGCGACCTCCTGCTCGGTGATGTCGTCCAGGATTGCCATGTATTATCCTCCCTTCTTCTCGGCCAGACTGCAGATGATTTTGTCCAGCTTCCCGTCCACGTTGTTCATGCTCCGGATGAAGTCCTCCCGCAGCACGTACACCAGGGGCAGGTCGCTCTTGAGGTCGCTGATCTGCTGGGTCAGCTCCTTGTAGTTGGCGGCGTGCCGCTTGTCCACCTCCGCCAGCTTTTGGGCGTTCCGCTCATCCGCCTTGCGGAAGTCGTTGAGCGTCTGCTTCACAAAGTAGGTCAGCGCCCCCACCACCAGCGTACACAGCAGGGAGGCCGCCGCGCCGATCAGCGCGGTGATCTGAGCCATTTCCACGACGGCCCCTCCTTACTGCGTTCCGCCCGCGGCCGGCAGCTCCACACCCTCCGCCAGCTCTCCGGAGAGGGTGATATACGGGTCCGCCTGCTTCACCTTCAGGACCGCGTCCTCGATAACGGCGGTGAGGTATTTGTCGAAGCTGCCCAGATTGTCGGTGATGACCTGCTGCGCCTGCGGGCTGATTGCCGCCTTCACCTCGTCAAAGACCTGCTTGCCCAGCGCCGCCAGCTCCTCCGGCTTCGCCTTCCCGCTTTTGACCGCGTCCCGCAGCGCCTTTGCCGTGGTCTGCTCCATCGCGCCCACCGAAACAGTCGCAAGGTTCACAACGTCGTCCAGCGCGTCCTCCAGCACCTTCCGGCCCGCCTCGTCCTTGATCTGCGCCGTCTGCTCCTTCAGCTTCGCGGCGCCCAGGCGGATGAAATACACCCCGTAAGCGCCGGCCAGCGCGATCACGGCCAGCACCACGTTCAGCAGGGCGTCGCTCGCCGCGTTGATGATGAGATCCATGTCCATGTGTCTCTGCCTCCTCTGTGCAAAAAAATAAGACTACAAGCGGAGCTTGTAGTCTTAGGATAATGGATGTTTTGTGAAATGTCCTTATGAAGCATTTCAGAGATTTATTTCTAAGAAAAGGTGTCTTCGTCCTCGTCAAAGAGATTGATCTGTCCCTCTGGATACCCGGGACCGCAGATCATGCGGACGATCCGGTCCGTCACATTGTACTTCTTCGCCAGCTCCAAATAGTTGCACCCATTGAACTCCTCCCGGATGTGCCGGTTCCGGACGGGCCGGATCAGGGTTTCCGCCTTTGGAATATAAGTGGTCCCGCCCCCGACGATCCGCAGCACCGTGTAAAGGTTTTCCACCCCGATCTGTTCAGCTACTTGTTTCCAGGGTCCGTCCGGGATCTCCTCCAGCTTCAGCTCCTTGATAAAAGCGTCCATGCCTCCGGCCTCCTTTCCGCCCTGTCTCTCAGCCGGCGGGACTCTCGCCGGCCGTCCGCATCCAGGCGAGCAGCTTTCCCATGATCCCGACAGCCTCGCCCACGGTCATGTCCCGGCCGAACCGCCCGGCCCAGGTCTCCGGAGAGTCCAGGATGCCCGCCTCCGCCAGCGCCTCCAGGCCGTCCTTCTGGTACTGCGGATAGCCTGCCACGAGTTTCGCCCAGGCCGGCTCAGGCGTCCCGGCAGCGGGGGGGGACGGGTCCTCAGTACGGAGGATCTGCTCCAGCAGCGCCGTGACCTTCTCGCCGTACCCCTTGCCGGGGACCGCCCAGCCCTTCCCGTTGGGGTTGTCCGCCGCGCCCAGCCATTCCACGTATGGAGCCGAGCCGCGGGACACCAGGGAGAAGCGCGGGTCTACACACGCCTTTGTCAGCGCCTCCGTGGATGCGTATGCTTTGAGGTGCTGGATCTGCGCCCGGACACCCGTGCGCGGGTCCGGGAAGCTGGCTGCCTGTCCTGTGGCGTTGCCGTTGAGCGCCCCGATGCCCGCGAAGTTGTTCATCTCCGGCGTCACGATCCCGCCGTATTTGAAATAGCCCGTCTCGTGCAGGCTCTGGGCGAAGGCCACGTCGCCACGGACGCCTTCGGCTTTGCCCTCCTCCAGGAACATCTCCGCCAGTTCCTCCAGGCTGCACGCCGTCAGCTTCGGCGCCGGGTTTTTGCTCCGGCAGAAGAGGGCCATTTGTCCGGCCGTGGCCTGGGCCTCGCCCATGATTGCGGTCCTGCCCTCCGCGCCGGACGTGACGCCGTAGTGCTCCGCCAGCAGCTCCGCCTCCGCCTCCGCCAGCTTCTCCAGGTTCCCGTCCTGGGAGAGCCACTTCGCCGCGGCGGTGTTGGTGTGGAAGCTGTGCTCGATCAGCAGGTACAGCGGCGTGCCCACCGCCCGGGCGCCCCGCAGGACGCCGTAATATTCGCCGCCGGAGCTGTTCTTCCGGGTGGCCGTCCGCCCGGCCTGGGTAGTTCCCATCAGCTCCCCAATCTTCTTGGCGATCTTCAGGGCGATGGCGTCCGCGTTGTTCAGGTTGTCGTGGGCCCGGTAGACCACCGGATAGTCCACGCTCTCCGTCCCGCAGGCGTTGGAGTGCAGGCTCATGAACACGTCGCACCCCTTGGACGCCGTGCCCCGGTCATACACGTCCATCTTTGTGTCGATGGTCTTCCGGGTCGTCACGACCTCGAAGCCCCGCGCCTCCAGCGCCGCCTTCAGCTTCAGGTGCAGCGACCAGACCATCGCGCTTTCATAGTAGGTCTTCACGACCGGGCTCTGGTTGTACTTGCTGCCCACGTGCCCCGCGTCCAGGCACACCTTGACCTTATTGCTCATGATCTGCTCCTTCCTCTTCGTCGGCGTGGAAGATAGGCTCCCCGTCGGCCTCGTTGATCTCCTGTCCCGGCTCCAGCGCCGGGTTGGCCGCCTGCGCGGTCTCCTTCAATTCTTTCATGCTGCTGTTCCTCCTAGATATCAAATTTGAACTGCTCCGGCGCCTCCGCCGTCACAGATACCACCCGAAAATCTCCCAGACCCTCCAGAGCCATGGCCGCAGCCTCTTTGAGGCCCTGGAGGTCTGTGTCCGGGATATCCGCTTTCAAAATGATCGTCACCATATTGCTTACAAGTTCCACACAGGGAGGACGACCTCGTCGGCCAGCTCCCCGATGGAGTAGTCGCTCCGATCCTCCGCTTCCAGCTTCTGCAGGAACTTCTCATACTCCACCGCGATCTTCATCGCTTTCAGGATGCCCACCTGCTCCGGCGTCACCTCCAGAAGCTCCGGGGCCGTGGTGAAGCTCACCGCCCGGCACAGAGCCATCGCTGCTCCGAGACGGTTCTCCGCCAGCAGGGCCGTCCACTCCGCCCAGGTTTCCTGGGCGAACTTCTTACGGTTGAGCCTGGGCTTGTCCGGCGGGAGGACGCCCCGCGCCTGCAGCCGCTTCTTGGCTGCCGCCCGCTCAGCCCTCTCGCGCTGTGTGAGGCGCTTCTTCTTTGTTGCCATATTCCGCCCTCCGTGCTCCTTCCCTCATGTCTCCGCCTCCTTCCGCCGTCCCCGGGCGTGGATCGCTTTCAGGGCCTCGATCAGCTTTCCGCACTGCGCTGGCCCCAGCCATTCGATCCGCTCCACCTTGAACATCCTCCGGGCCAGCCCGTTCACCTGCGCTTCGTTCCAGCCCAGGTCCCGCATCTCCTTGTACAGCTTTCGCCGCTGCTCCACCGTCCGGGGGTCTCCGCCCTCGTCCGTCCGCTTCCGGCCCGCGCTCTGTCGGGCGCTGTCCTTCATCTCCTGCAGCGCCCGGATCACACGGGAGAGCTCTCCCGCCGTCAGCTTCCGCAGGCTCTCCT